GTAGACATCGCTGTGATAAGTTACGAGCTAATTCGGTTTGTAGCCAGGCGTGAGCGGAGCGGAAGGCTGTAATTACAGCCGACCGCTTCCTTCCTCCGAAGTCTAAGTTACTTCGTTCAAAGAAATTTGGATTCGGTAACGCGGCGATCGCGTCCCTTATTTCCTCAACTCGAGCCCAGATCTCATTGAGATCGTCTAACGATGGCTTTTCTAAAGAGTCAAGCCGTTCCTCGAGGTCCCGTAGGTCTACCTTCAACTCTCCTACTAATGGTAAGACGACGTACACGTTCCACGCTTCCGCGTGAAGGTTACTTTCGTCAAACCACGTATCGATGTTACCACCGTACGTTGAGTCAGGAACAATAATCGTTTCCAATCTTGTCCTGGCCCTAACAATAGAAGACTTGGTCTTAGACCGTAAGGAGTCCCAGAGTCGCTCTCCCATCGCTGAGAGAACCTCTTGCGGTACCTCCCTAGCTAGCCCCGGTTGCCACTGTAAGAGCCATTCCATTACTGAAAGGCCCCATGGTGACCCGGGACGAGATAGTAAGATTGCAAGACCTTGGAGACGTGATTTCCTTCCTAACACGGCTGGTAGCCGTGCGAGGGATCGGAAACCGTAGCCTAGGACTTTGGAGGCGATACGTAATGTTTCCATTAGAGTACCGGTGACTCCAAAACGAGTCAGGATTTGTTCCAATACACTATGGTCTGCTTTCGCAATACCTAGTGCAAGGAGTGATATTCCTGAAACGTCTTTCCCGTGGGCGAAAGTTCGCTTCGCAAACTCGAACCCGCCGGTAGTCGAAATCAAAGATTTCGCCAATCCATACTCAACTCCGATTTCTCGGAGAAGGAGCAGATATTCTCTGGCTACCTCGCCGTTGGCTATGACGATATCGTCACCAAGGAGGGCGTAGTCTTTGAAGAACCCATAGATACCTAACGCGCGGTACGCCGCGTATTGGACTAGAACATGGTGTGTTAAGCTGAAGGCTGCCCAACTAGTCAGAGCACCCATAGGTTGCCCTGACCCATACACCAACGGTGTATCGCCTGGGGGCCCCGTAACTCCTTTCGGAGCACGGGGTGTGAGATAGTACCTCTGAACGAGGATCCTAGCCCACAATTCAGCTAGCCTCGGCCCAATTAATGCCGAGATCAATGCCTGTTCCAGTGCTAACGGAAACCGGTCTGTCGCTGACGAAAGATCAAATGACCAAAACGAACGGTGACCAATGTTGATTAAACGTTGGGCCGGTCGCATCTGATCAAATGTCCCATCTGTCTCTAACTTTCTCAAGATAGAAAACAG